GGAGCATGGCGGCGAGAAGACCGGCAAGAAGTCTAACCTGGACACGTGACACCCGAGGGGCTGGAAGCCTGGCAGCGCGCCTACATCAATCACCGGATCCGGGTCCGGGCCGAGGAACGGCGGTGGCGTGAGGAATGCCGCCGGCTGAAAGACCGGCACGGTTACCCGCATGGCGAGCTCGGCCCGCACCTGACCCGCAAGGACAGCCCGCTGTACCAGGCCGCGCTGGACGAGCTGGACCCGCCTGGTGAGACGTTCTTCGTCCAGGCACAGGACGGGACCTGGCTGGCGTGTGACGCGAAGCATTACCTGCCGCCCTGCGAGATGGAGGAATAATCATGGCATCACTGCGGATCGGGCTCGTGGACCTGACCGAGGAGCAGGCCGCCGAGATCGCCAGCGCAATCCGCGAGGCGGGCAGCCTGACCTACACCAACGTGGAAGGCAACACGGTCAACGTCCAGATCGGGTCCGCCGAAGCCAGCGGGTAAGCGTGCGTGACTGGGCGAGGTGGCATTACCGGACGCTGATCGTCCTGGTGCCGGCCCTGGGCATCATGATCTCCACGGCGGTCTGGTCCCCGCTGTCCCTGCTCGCCACCGGGCTGATGCTTGGTGCCTGGGTGATCACCCAGTACGGTGCGGATACCTGGCACCGCAGGTACACCGAGCTGAAACGGCAGAAGGACCGGAACCTCTGGTAGTAGCCAGAAGGTGAACACCCGGCGTAATCTTGCCGGTAAGTCCTTACCCCAGGCCGGAACGGAGCGGGGTCCGTCCGTCCGACCGCAGGGGAGGCCCCAGGGTCCGATGGGGTCAGCTCAGTTCATCCTGTCGCGCCAGCGGTTCCCCTTCGTCACCCCTTCTCGCGGGAGGGGGTGATTCAGCAGTATGGGACTTGTCGAGCGCATCCAGGCTTCCCGGTCGGAGCAGCGCGTCATCGGCGGCGTTCCCTGGCGATTAACGGCCATGGGATAGCCCGTACTGGTTACCTGCCGCTTTAACCAGGGCGGGCCCGCGCACCCGGCGCGGCAGATGTTCGGCACCGAGCGGGCCCTTGCTCTGCCCGCGCTGTATTCCGCGGTCCGGCTGCTGGCCGAGGACTGCGCCGCGCTGCCGGTCAAGCTTTACACCAAGGCCGGCCCGGGCGACCGCCGCACGATCCGCTACGACGGCCCGTCCATCTTCGACAAGCCCAGCTCGGATGGCACCATCTTCGACTGGCTGTTCACCTGCATGACCTCATTGCTGCTGCAGGGCAACGCGTGGGGCTATATCACCGGGACGGACGGCTACGGGTACCCCACCGGGATCGAGTGGCTGCCCCCGGAGGACGTGTCCGTCCAGGCCGACGAGCTGCAGCCGTGGAATACCGCCCGGACCCGGATCTACGCTTACGGCCGGCTCATGGATCGCCGGGACCTGTTCCACGTCCGGGCATTCAGCCTGGCCGGCCGGGTGGAGGGCATCAGCCCGCTGCGCGCGTTCGCGATGACCATCCTGTCCGGGCAGGAGGCTGAGCGGTTCGGTGTCGACTGGTACGCCGCTGGCGGATTCCCGCCCGGGACCTTTCAGAACACGGAACTTGAGGTTTCCGAGGAACAGGCATCGGAAGTACGTTCGATCCTGACCAGCGCGTTGAGAAACAGGCAGCCTCTTGTATACGGGCGTGACTGGGACTACAAGCCCGTCGTCGTGCCGCCCAGTGAGGCCCAGTTCATTGACGCGCTGCGGATGAACGCCACCCAGATCGCCTCCGTCTACGGCCTGCCCCCGGACCGGATAGGCGGCCAGCGCGCTGACTCGCTCACCTATTCCACAGTCGAGCAGTCCACGCTGCAGGTGATCGAGGCGCTGCGCCCGTGGCTGGTCCGGCTGGAGACCGCGTTCTTCGACATCATCCCGCGCAACCGGTACGTCCGTTTCAACTCCGATGCCCTGCTGAAGACCGACTTGAAGACGCGGACCGAGATCTACCAGCTGCAGCGCAAGATCGGCATGCGGAACATCGACGAGATCCGCGACCAGGAGGACATGCCGCCGCTGCCCGGCCTCCAGGGCTCGGAGAACATTCCGCTGGACGTGATGGTGGCGATGGCCAGGTCGATCCGCGGCATCCCGAAATCGATGATGGAGCAGGTCGTGCTGGAGATGGACCTGGCCGCCGACAAGCTGCAGGACCTGGAAGGCCAGGGGCTCGCCCAGCCCGACGTCCCCGGCGAGCCGGCCGTCCCCTCTTCCTCCGCCATGCTCGGCCAGATCATCTCCAGCCAGCGGCATTACGGCACCCGGCAGGAGCGCATCGACGCCGAGATGATCTGGTCGTTCCTCCAGGCCCACCGGGCGGCCGAGCAGGCGCAGCGGCAGCGGGACGGCGGGCCGGAGTACGTCGGGGCGTGGATCCCGGATAAGCGCGAGCTCGTGCTGAATGGCAACGGAAGGCATTGATATGCCGCGTGAAAGGTGTGTGACATGAGTGAAGATCGCGCCCAGATGACAAGCGCGGCTATCAATGATCTTCCGGACTCTGTTTTTGCGTATATAGAGCCGGGTGGTCAGAAGGACTCATCGGGGAAGACGATACCCAGGAGTAAGCGGCACTTTCCTGTGCATGACGAGGCTCACGCTAGGAATGCGCTTGCTCGCGCTCCGCAGTCACCGTTCGGTAAGCAGGCCATGAGCAAGATCTTGAGTGCTTGCCGCAAGTTCGGTATAGAAGTGTCGGGTGATAACCGGGCGGCCTTCGGGTTTGATGACCCGGACGGCATCCCGGAGCGCCGGTTCACCCGGTTCCCGCCGGAGATCCGTACCGAGGGCGAGAACGGGCCGAAGTGGATCTACGGGTATGCCGCGGCGTTCGGCAAGCTGTCAAGGAAACTCGGGGGCTTCGTGGAGCAGGTCGACCCGGTCGCGTTCAATGAATCCAAGACGGCCGGGTTCCCCGATGTCGTGTGCCGGTACAATCACAGGGACGACGCGCTCCTCGGCACCACGTACGCGCGGACGCTCCGGCTGGCCGTCGACCAGACCGGCCTGGCGTACGAGGTGGAGCCGCCGCAGGCCCGCGCCGACGTGCTCGAGTACGTGGCTCGCGGCGACATCCGCCACTCCAGCTTCGCGTTCCGCACCTTCCCCGGCGGCGACGAGTGGGGCGTGTCGGAGTTCAACTACCCCATGCGAACCCTCGTCAGCGTACAGCTCGTGGACGTCGCGCCGGTTCTCGATCCCGCGTACCCAGACGCCACAGCAGGCGCCCGGGCCCTCAACGGTGCCGTGGAGTCACTCGCGGGATGGGTCCAGGCCGACGTGGAGGAGGTCCGCGCCAGGCTGTCCGAGGGCCGGGCCATGGAGTTCTTCAAGCGCGTGTCCGCGGACGGCGGGTCGCCGAAGCAGCGTGCCCCGAAGCCTGCGCCGCGGCCGGCCATGACCGGGGCCCAGGCCTTGCTCGCCTTGCAGGCCAACCAGGAAGACCCCTGGGCGGACGAGCTGTAGCACAGCAGTAGCACAAGTCCATACGCAAGCGCGCCGAAGGCCGTAGCCCGATAGCGGACGGAGCCAGCGCAGGTGCAGATGCCAACCACACGGAAAGGAATCGAAAATGGCATCTGAGGTAGCGAAGAAGCTCCGCGACAATCGAATGAACATCTGGAACGAGGCCAAGGCCATTGCCGAAGGCGCCGCCCAGGAGAACCGTGCCCTGACCGACGAGGAGCAGGGCAAGTGGGACGCCCTCCAGGAGCAGATGGGCAAGCTCGACACCAGGATCCGGGCCGTGCTCGACACCGAGCGCCGCCAGAAGGAAACCGACGACGCGTTCGACGCCCTGTCCGGGAAGAAGCCCGACGCCGGCCAGGCCGCGCGTACCGCCGGCGGCGGCAAGATGCTCGAGGAGATCCGCAAGTGGGCCCGCGGCGACGAGGGCGCCTCCCGGCACCTGGAAGTCCGCCGCGCCCCCGAGCTCGGCCCGATCAACTACCGTGTTTTGACAACCGGCGCACAGGGAACAAACGCATCATCGATCGTTCCCGTTGACTTCTATGACATGCTCATCGCGCACCTCATAGAAGTCTCTGGAGTCATGCAGTGCGGTCCAACCGTATTGAACACCGGGGGTGGCGAAACGCTCCAGGTGCCCAAGACGACCGCTCACTCCACGGCAGCCTCAGCAGCGCAAGCGGGTTCACTCCCGACATCAGACCCCGCATTCGCCACTCAGCCGCTCAGCGCTTTTAAATACGGTGTTCTACTCCAGGTCGCGAGGGAGCTGATCGACGATACTGCTGTCGATTTGCTCGGTTACCTTGCCATGCAAGCCGGCCGGGCGCTCGGCAACGCGTTCGGGAACGACCTGGTTAACGGCACCGGAACCGGCCAGCCGTCTGGTATTATCACAACTGCCACGGCAGGCGTAACAGGCTCAGTGACGGGCGTTAGTGGCGCCCCGTCATACGCGAACCTCGTGGACCTGGAGTATTCAGTTATCGCTCCATACCGCCAGAGTCGCAGCTGTTACTGGCTGGCGGCCGACAAGACCATCGGCGGCTTCCGCAAGATCACCGACACGGTGGGCAGGCCGATCTGGGAGCCGTCCGCGGTCCTCGGCAGTCCCGACCTGCTCCTCGGTAAGCCGCTGGTCGCCGACCCGTTCATGCCCGCCCAGGCAACCGGCGCCAAGTCGATCGCCTTCGGGGACTTCAGCCAGTTCTTCGTGAGGCTGGTGGGAGGGGTGCGATTTGAGCGAAGTGACGATTTTGCTTTCGGAAGTGACCTAGTCACCTTCAGAGCCATCCTAAGAGGCGATGGCACGCTCGTGGACAGGACCGGCGCCATTAGGCTATACCAAGGGGCGGCGTCCTGACCTGCATGAATGAGGAGTTACTGTAAACTTCTCTGGAAGGTACTAGTAAGATATGCTCAGGCAGGAACATCGGTCCTTTAGGGCTGGTATACTAGCGAGAGCGGGCCGGAAACCTCTCCAGCCCGCTCTCTGCCAGAACCCTTCAGGGAGGGTGCCAGCTATGAGCAATCCTAGGCGCTGCAGTTTCGAGGACTGCGATAACGTCCATCAGGCCCGCGGTTACTGCCAGGCTCACTACAAGCAGTGGATGCAGGGTAAGGAACTTACTCCGCTCCAGCCGCGTACCCGGCAGCAACCTGAATGTGCTGAAGATGACTGCCGTGAGCAGCCGCACGCACACGGGTACTGCCGAATGCACCTGCTGCGCAGGCAGCGTTACGGACGCACCGAGCGCGTCAACATGCAGTACGAACCCGGCACGCTCTGCAAAGTAGAGGGAGACGGAGAACAGTGCGCAGAGCCGGTAAAGGCCCTGGGTTACTGTCAGGTCCACTATGCACGGTACCGGCGTCACGGCGACCCCGGTGGCCTGGAATCTCAGGCAGGGCAGCGTCACCGCAGTCAGTACGAGGGAGTGCCCTGCAAAGTCATAGTCGACGGGCAGCGGTGTGACCGGCCCGCCAAGTCCATGGGCTGGTGCAACATGCACTACCAGCGATGGAAGCGGACTGGCGATCCTGTCGGTAAATGGGGCATTGATCCCCGCCAGAGCGAAGGCTACCGGACAACCGATGGGTACTTCATGGCCAGTGTCGACGGAGTCAAGATCCTGGAACACCGGCTGGTCATGGCCCAGATTATCGGGCGACCGCTATACCGGTTCGAGGATGTGCATCATAAAAACGGTATCCGGGACGATAACCGGCCGGAGAACCTGGAACTCTGGATCAGCCAGCCTCGCGGGCAGAAGCTGGCAGACTATCTGGGGTTCATTGCAGAGTACTACCCAGACGAGATGAGGTCCGTGCTGGACGGCACGGGATAGACGGCAGTGGCCCCGGCCCGCGCGGCGAGTGACCGCCCAGCGCGGGCCGGGGAACCAGAGGGTGGTTAGCATGCCCCGTTGGGTGCGGATGGTCATGACGCTGTCCGGCGGCGGCCCGGGTGACCGGGACTGGCGTGACTTCCCGGCCGGCTCCCCGCTGTACACGGACGACTGGGAGGCTGATGACCTGGTCCGGATCGGTCTCGCCGTCGAAGATCCGGAAGCCGGGGGAGGGGCAGGAACCGCGCAACCGCCTGCCCCGGAGGCGGAGGCCCCGGGCATCTCCGAGCCCGTACGGTCCGGGGCCCCGCTTCCGCCCGAGCCATCACCCGCCCCGGTGGCGCCGCCCGAGGTGTCCCCGGTTGCGGAGGTGTCCGGGGTCGCGGAGGTGGCCGCGGTGCCGCCGTCGGACGCGGACGTGATCGAGCGCACCCAGGCCCCGCCCGCCGCGGCTGAGCCGCCGCAGCCGTCGGACATCAAGCAGCGCTGGATCGACTACGCGATCGCCATGGGCGAGGACCCGGGGGTGGCCCCGAACATGACCAAGGCGGATCTCATGTCGAAGTACGGCGGCCGGCTCTAGACTAGAAGACAACCCGCCTGCGGTCCCGGCCGGGAAGCCAGGCTCCGAGATGAACAGGAGCCTTCCATGGCTGATTCCAGCGCGGTTCCCAGCTACGACCGCAACCGGGCCACCCGCGACGCGCCCGGCCGGTCCGGTGACCGGGTCGGCGGCGACAACACCCTGATGCACGGGCAGTACCCGCCCAACCCGGGCAACGACATCTTCGGCGGCACCCTGCCGTCCGGGACGGGCGCGCCGGGCAGCTCGGGCGGCGGCGGCGGGTCCGACCCGACGGCCATGCCCGGGCAGACCACCGAGGACATCGTCGGCGTGCCGGAGGGCAAGATCACTTCCACCGGGTCGCCGGGCAGCTCCGGGGCCCCGGCTGACACGGACAGCTCCGGGAACACCTCGGTCAGCTTCACCCGGCCCGGCTCGTACCTGTCCGGCTCCTACGCGCAGGACACGGTGCGGGACGACATCGGCGGGCCGGGCGACTGGACCCAGGCCAACGATTCCGGCTACGCCAGCGGCGGGCCGCAGCTGCCCGGTATCAAGGGCAACGAGCCGGAGGCCGGCGAGGGCCGGTTCCAGCCGGGCGGGGGCCGGGTGCTGCGCGGCGGCCGGTATCACGGCTGAGCCATGGAGGACCTGAGTAGCCAGCTGCCCGGTGATCCGGTCTCGGCCCTGGTCCCGACCAGCCAGGTAGCGGCCGGGAATAAGACCGGCCCGGGAGAGCCGCCGATGACCGCGCCCGGGTCACCTCCTGCCGCGGCGGTCGCTGACGGCACGGCCCCGAAGGTCACCCCGTCGCCGGGCCCGCGGATCGAGCCGGGTCATGACGGCAAGGCGCCGCCGCGCAGCGGTCACAGCCTGTCAGCCCCGGCGTGGAAGAAAACCGGCAGCAGCAGCAGCAGCACAGGAGGATAGCCATGCCCGACGCACCCAGCCCGATCACCAGCCCGCCCGCCAAGGACGGCCAGCCCTGGGACGCCACGTCCACCGCGCCCGTCGCCGGGTGGAAGTCCGTCGACACCGAGGCCGGGACCGGCGGGGACCACTTCGCCGGGCTGCCCGACGCCGGCGAGGGCGGCTGGCAGCAAACGTTACTTAGAGTGACGACGACACTGCGGACCGGAGTTCTTGCTGCTGTTACACGATACGCACAAGACCTGATAACCAGGTGGCAGCCCTTGCTTGATCAGCCAGAGGGGCTGTTGGCGCAGTGCCGGGACACTTAACTTCAGTATACCTAGCTAAAGGAAGCAGACATAAAAATGACATGCTGGAAGCAGACTTAGGCTATGGCCGGCCAGGCACACAACGGGAATTCCGGCAAGGCCAACGCGGGCAACCCGAGCCCGGCCGCGCAGCCCGCCGGGCAGGAGCTGGCCACGGTCAAGAACGGGAACCTGGCCAGCGCCGCCTACGCGAACCTGGTGTACTAGCGCCGTGAACGGCCAGTTTGTCCCGGCCGCCGGCGCGACCGCGTTCATCTCGGTCGGCCTGGCGGTCTACATGCTGTCGCTGCTGTGGACCTTACCGGGAAAATGGCGGTGCCCCGGGTCGCTTGCTCGCAGAGGCGTGCACCGGGGCTTACAGGACGAGTATAGCGCAAGAGGAGGCCTCCATGCCTGAGATGGACCGCCGTACCCTGCTCCGCCTGGGACTGGCCGGGGGAGGCGCGGTCGCGCTGCTGCCCTGGGGAGGCCGGGCGATGGCCGGGCCTGCCTCTGCCGCCGCGGGTGCCGTTCAGCCCGGGGACGGCGTGCCGGCCGGCGGGAAGCTGCTGGCCCCGATGGGGTTCATGTTCCCCGGGCTGGAGCCGTTCCGCCCGGACCCGGACGATGCCGCCGCGGTCAGCGACCTGATGGTGCTGGCCAACTCGCTGCTGGACCCGAACGCCACCAGCCGCGACCGGACCGGCAGCTTCGGGTCCGTGATCACCTATCTCGGGCAGTTCATCGATCACGACAATTTCCTGGACCTGGAGCCGCAGCCGTCCGCGCAGTTCGGCCGCAGTAACGCGGGCCTGCTGACCGATCCGGCGGGCGAGGTAGTCAGGAACTTCGAGAGCTTCCGCTTTGACCTGAGCTCGGTGTACGGCGGCGGGCCGGATGTGTCCCCGCAGCTGTACGAGCCGGACAAGCTGCACTTCCGGCTGCAGGAACCCAACCCGAACGGGGTCCGGGACCTGCCCCGCAACCCGGACGGCACCGCGGTCCTGGTCGAGAAGAGGAACGACGAGAACCAGGTCATCGCCCAGGTCCACGTGGCGTTCCTCAAGTTCCATAACGCCGTCGCCGATGCCCTGAACACGGACTTCGCGGACACGTACGCTACGGTGCGACGGCACTACCAGTGGCTGGTCATCCGCCAGTTCCTGCCCGAGATCTGCGGCCAGGACGTGGTGTCCGGCCTGCTGGACGGTACTATCCCGTCGTTTTACAAGCCGCAGAACCCGAATGCCCCGCTGGTCCCGGTGGAAATGTCCGTGGCCGCCTACCGGATGGGCCACAGCATGGTCAGGAAGGCCTACGAGCTCACCGTCAGTACCGGGAAGCTGCAGGTGTTCAACGGCACGGCGGCGGACCTGCACGGGGGCCGCCAGCTCGGCGCGGGCCGGCAGATCGACTGGGGTAACTTCGCCCGCCCCCTGGCCCGTCCGGAGAACGCCGCGCACTTCAACGTGCCGAGGTTCACCGATACGCTGATCAGCAGCGGCCTGTTCACGCTGCCGATCGGCGGCCCCGGCGGCGCGGAGTCATCCGGATCGTCCATCCTGGCGTTCCGGAACCTGCTCCGGGGCTTCTTCTACGGGCTGCCCAGCGGCCAGGACGCGGCCCGCGCGCTCGGCGAGACGGTCATCGGCGCCGGGGACGCGCTCCCGGACAGCGTCGACTCCGCATCTGTTTCCCAGGGTTTCGCGGACGGGACGCCGCTGTGGTTCTACGTGCTCAGGGAAGCGGAACTGGGCGGCGGGCAGGCCCTGGGCCGGACCGGAGCGCGGATCGTCGCCGATAGCTTCCTCGGCGTGCTGCGCGCGGATCCGGACGGGCTGCTGCACGACAACTCCCCGCTGCGCGGCCGGTGGCAGCCGGCGCCGCCGATTGCCCCCGCGCGGGGGACCTTTGGCGTGGAAGATCTCCTCGTCTATGCGGGTGTCG